TCCCTGTGGTAGTAAAGTCGGTAATTATCGTAAAAATAGAACCTAGGTGAGTCAGACTGTTAGTAGGAAGTATCCCGGCTTCTAAAGCCATCCCTTCCCCTTCTTCAAAAGTACCGGAAATATTATTATATCTAGCTGATAATGTAAGCAATAAACCTCTTGCGCCTTCTGGCGGAATTATTACCACATAATCAGAATTGGAGGTCCTTACCTCTCGCTCATAAAGCTGTTCAAACTTCGTCAACCTGCTAGTTGTCCTTTGCGGTAACGCTTCTTCATCCTCTAAAGCGTGATATTGTAAGTCCGTCGGTTGTGCGATATTACTCCCAGTTAGTCGAACATCTCTAGGATCATTTGTTAAAGGTTTAAATTCATCATCTACCGGATCATAATATTGAGGTATTAAATCGCCGTTTACATCTTCAAGCATTTTTCTTTCGTTGTAAGCCATACGCTCACCACCTATATTTAAATTCAAATGTTATTGGATTAGCTCTCAGTTCGTCCGGCATTTCCTTACGTGGCATATGAGCCTGTACTGCGTATCTGCGCGCTGCATCTGCGCCGGATATCTCAAAATCATTCCACCCCGAGGCAAGTGTGATCAATCGCTTGTTGGTATCCCTAAAAATAGACAGACTGTTTTTGGTTGACCTGATACCCTCTAAGACAATTTCATCTTCCGGCAATGTCGTACCCAAATACTGCCACACATCACCCGTTGTCAAATTCTCAATCCGTAAATCCTCAGACTCACCTTTATAAGTTATCCTCAATAGGTTGTGTATACTCCGCGGGTCAATTTCTTTGCCTGCATTGTATACTCTAAAACGGGTTGCGCGTATATCTTGATAGTCCATGTAGTTTACAGGCAAATCAAGGCTTTCAAACGTACTTGCTTGGGTTGTGGTTCCAATTGATTCAGATGTGCCGCTAAACGCTGTAAACATGACTTCAAAATCGCCATAAAGACCAGTCTGTGGTATTTGATATTCTTCTGATGTCTTTACCTTCCAACGCTTCCCCGGTTGTCTCCTGTCAATTAAATAAAAGGATTCTTTGCTGTCAAAAAGAGAGAAAACATCGTCTCTTATTTTTGCAAAGTCTATCCAGTCTTTAGATGCAAACTTAAAAAGACAGCGTATATTCCGTGGTGCCATTGCAGACCCCAAGTCGATTACGCCGTCCATACCTTCCACTGGCTCGGTTGTGTGTTCGTAGGTGGGAGCCATGACAATAAAGTCTTTCGTGCGGATGCCTATTTCTTCTAAGTCGATTATTTCTTCATTTCTTTGCACATATGTCATTAGCGCTCCCCCCTCAAATAGGCTTCAATTGTCATATCGTCGCCCATAGCCGTATCAATAAAAGGTTTAGTTACTCTTGCTATTTCCTCACCATCAAGCTGTGCTATAACCGTCATATTCGTTGTACCGCCACCCTCTTTATATGGTCCTGCATGTTCAGCCGGTACGATTGCCTCGCCTGCGTGTATCATAGCCAAACCGTCACGGGTAACTAAGTTTGTACCGACATCCAAGCTTGGGATATTTGGGATACTAGGGAAGCCGATTGTTCCACCGCCAGAACCGCCAATACCTGGAACCCATGAAGGAACGCGGGGCAGTCTTATATTAATTCTGCTGATCCCGTTTAACATTCCGTTTATCGCACCTATTACGCCATTAATTGCGCCTTTTATACTGTCTACAATACCGTCCCATATTCTACTTGTTGTCCCTGAGATAGAATCCCATACGCTCGCTATTGTATCCCCTACTGCATTAAAAGCTCTCGATGCGCTTTCTCTGAAACCGTCCCATATTCCGGATAAAGTGCTGCTTATGCCGTTCCAAATTCCGCTTGTTGTATCTCTTATGGCATTCCACACATTGGAAATTGTATCTCTTATGCCTGTGATGATGTTTGAGACTGTAGTTCGTATTCCGTTCCAAGTATTGGATATAAAATCTCTGACAGAATTAAAAACTCTCTTTGTTGTATCTCTTACAACAATCCAAGTATTTTCAAATAAATTGGCGATATTGTCGAGTGTGTTTGACACTGCGGTTGTGATCCCTTCCCAAATCGATGTGAAGAAATCTTTAATCCCATTCCAGATTGTTTCTATCGTGTCTTTTACCGCATTAAATACAGTTTCCACGACTGTAAACACTGTTTCTATATAAGTCGTGACAATCATTACATAGGCTTCCCATATCATTTCGAAAAAGTCACCTATGGATGTGAATACTGTTTCCGTGGTGTCTTTAATCCATTCCCAGGCGGATGACAGAAATTCTTTTATCCCCTCAACAGCAACGGTGAACATTTCTTTAATCCATTCCCAGAACTCTGCGAAAAACTCGGATATTGCTCCCCACGCTTCGATGGTAAATTCCTTGATTTCATCCCAATAAATGACCACCAAGGCGACTAAACCGGCTATTGCTGCAATGACCAAGCCGACCGGGCTTGTGAGTAATCCTATGGCAGTACCGACCGCTTTAATAATCGGCATGATTTTGGTAAATGCAGATATGAGTGATCCGACAACAATCAATAGCGGCCCGATTGCAGCAGCAATTCCACCAACCATTACGATTAACCTTTGCGCCTCAGGGGATAAGTCTCTAAACCATTCAGCAACCCGTGTTACACCCTCAATAAGTGGAGGGATAGCCCGCCTTGCTAAATCTAGTAATATTTCCCCTAACGGTTGCAAAGCCATTGTGGCATTATTTTTTAGTATCTGAAATTCTTCTCCAATGGTGCGCGTTTCTTCGGTTGTATCAGCTATAACGCCCTGTGAATCCTCCATCATGTTTCCTAAATCATCAAGAGCAGGCAATGCGCCACTTCTTACGGCATCGACAAATCTTTGCGCACCTTGTGAACCAAATGTCTGAGTAGCTATATCCAAAGCTTCGGTTCTGGTTTCTGCATTAGCCATTTCATCAATGACGTTTGCCAATTCATCCTTAGCGTTTTTTCCTTCTTCTGCCCATTTCCTAGTGGCTTGGTTTAGCCCGGGCATAATCCGTGTTACACTAATTCCGTTTGCTTCAAGTGCAGCCATAAAGTGAGCTACTTCGTCCATTTCAAAGCCTGCGTTTTTCAGCGTGGTACCGTGTGCAGTGACCTTCCCGCTCAAATCAGTCAAGCCTACGCCATAGTTTTGACCAAGTACATACAGATGATCTAAATGTTTTTCGGCGTCCTCTGCAGGGATGTTCCAAGAATTTAAAGCTGTACCAAAAGCCTCAGATGCCCCGACTCCATCCTCACCCAACGTCCTAGCAGCGTCTAATACCTGCGTAGTTAAGCTTTCGAGTGTATCACCCGTCCACCCGGTATAAGTGTTTAAATTAGCAAGTGCGTTTGCTACAGTATCGGCACTGTCAGGTACACCTAAAAAGACCGTTTCAAAGGAATCCTTTAAATCTTCCAATGCTTCACCGGTTGCACCTGATCCCACTTGTATTTCTCTGTAGGCTTTATCTACTTGATCAGCAGCAGCAAAAGCAACAGTTCCCAACCCTACTATCGGAGCCGTTATAGCAGCACTCATTTTCTTACCTGTTCCTTTTAGCTTATCTGCGGCGCCATTCAGCTTTTTCTGCATGTCTTTTATGCCTGTATCAACGCCCTTTTGATCTATCTTCGTGTCAATTTTTATAGTGCCATCAGCAGCCATTCACTCACCCCTTCCGCCAAAAGCCGTAATCATATCCTCAAATACTTCATCAGCGTTTTTCTGGTCTTGATCAAGCGCATAAAGGCGTTTTAGTTTCATGATTTTTTGCTTGTTTTTCTCAAATGAGCGCTTGTGATCGTCTTTGCTCGGAATGTCCATAGTGCGGATATTTACCACTTGGACAAATGGTGTTTTCTCACTAAGTCCACTAAGCAAGGCCATGAACTTTTTCCAGTGCAATTTGCCTTGTTGTTCGAACAAATCGATGTTGTAATCCATTAAAAAAGACGCGTATATCCTACTCGCGTCGATGTTAAAGTCATATTCTTTTTTCTTTGGCGCGCCTTCGCCTGCTTCTTTATTTAAATCCTGTTCAAGGAATTCTTTCATTACATATTTAAAGATTTCGTATTGTTCTTCAATAGATAAATGTTCGACTTTGTGATAATCCTCTAATAATGCCTCTAAACCCCAAATAACCTTTGTTTCGTTGCTGTACTCGGATTCCAGTAAATCATGAAAACGTAGTATATTATCAAACGACATATCAACGTGTAGCATGTCGTCGCCATATTCAAATGTATCTTCTATTACCTGTGATAAATCCATAAGCTATTTCTTTCTTTTTTGTACGTATTTTGCTTTCTGTTTTTCTGCTTCTTTTTGTTGTTTGCTGTACAGATGATCGATAACTTGGAACATTACATCAGACATGACAAAAAACGATTCGCCCGTCTTTGGATAAAGCTTTTTAAATGCGCCGTCGCCAAGGATGAAGTCCGTAGTTTCTTGCAGTATGTCTTCCAAGTCATCAATTGCTTTCAGTTGTTCCTCTTTCGTCGGTTCGTCCGGCATTTCTTCGATTTTTTTAGCCTGATCCCGAAGCTTATGTCCCTTCAAAACCACTTCTTTTATATTTTTTGAAGATATATCGACCTCGAATTCTTCTCCACCAACGTCTAGCGTTTCTGTGTTATCCTTTTTTATTTCAAACTTTTTCATGTTCATCCTCCTAAATAAAAAGAGACTGCGCTATGCAGTCCCTATCCCAAATCCTTCTGTTTGATTCTGTGGCATCTGCCCGTACTTTCTCACGATATTAACCACTTCCCCGGCTTGTGCGGCGTGTGTTGTATAACCGATGTGGTTGCCTTCGTTCGGTCTGTAATCCTTGACCCGTCCTTCTTCGTCACACATTACAAGCGTTCCGGCAGGCAGGTTTTGAGCAGCCTCTACACGCCATACTGGATTATCACGTACAGATACGTTAACAAAGCTGCCTTCTTCCAGTTCTGCGTTTGTCACAAAGTCAGGTATCCATCCTAATTCAGATAATTTAAGGTAGACGGTCTCCCATCCTTCTTCCGGGTTATCGTCTGAGTCAATGCCGGCAAGAGCCAGTAAGCGATTAGCCGGAATGTTTTCTAATACCTTAGCTTCAAATGTAGTCATTAACCTTCAACTCCTTCCCCGTTTTCATCAGCAGGCGTATATTCAGGCTTTCCGTTGAAATGCACTTCAAATGATATTGCACCTTTTTCTCCTGCTGCTCCACCCGGGCCAACAATATTTGCGATAGTACAAGGGCCCTCAAATGTGGCTCCATCTGGCAAAGTTAAACGGAAATTTGTACGTCTTGTCGGGCCAAGTTCCATTTGCAGACCGTAAATATAATCCTGTGCCGGATCGCCATAATTCCGATGTCCGCTGATTGACAAAATTAATTGTGCACCTGTAACGTCTGATTCCCCGAAACCATCACCGCTGAAATAATTATCCTGAGCGATTTCCTCGTTCGGGTCTGGTTCCATATCTGTAATACCTTCTGCTAACCTCGCCCAGTTTTCTTCCCCATTTCCGGGAGTAGTGTCTATTTCCAACCTGTTTCTTGATTGCAGTAAAAATCCTCTTGCCATGTTTAATTACCTCCTTTAATATGCAAATCCGCTTGATAAATGGCAGTCCACA